GAAGAGACCAACATTTGCACCGATATCGAGAATTACGAGGTCCTTCTTGTCCTTTAGGCACACATCATAGATGCGGTCGGTGTTGATTTGGCGAATGATAAACTGCGCGTAGCCCTTTGGGTCACGCAGGTGAGACGCCACAGAGGGGTCGCTCTCGTCCAGAGTCACAACGCGCCCAGAGGAGGTGATGATGGAGGACATTTCTTATATAAAGTTTCTAGGCTTTATCAAAGTATGAAGCTTCTTGTCACTGGAGGACTTGGGTTTATAGGTTCAAACTTCATACAGTACATGCTTAAAAAGAATTCTGAAATTCAAATTATAAATATTGACAAGTGTGATTACTGTGCGCGAGTAAAGAATGTTGAGGATCACCCCAATTACACATATATACAGGGGGATGTTACAGATACCGAACTGGTAAGCTCTATTTTTTCAAAGTATTCTCCTACACACCTTGTTCATTTTGCAGCGCAGTCATTTGTAGACCTGAGTTTTTCAGAGTCTTTTCAATTTACAAATGATAATGTGTTGGGGACTCATGTTTTGTTGGAGGCGGCGAGAAAGTACGGTGAATTGAGGCGTTTTATTCACATAAGCACGGATGAGGTGTATGGTGAGGTGGATGAGCATGTGACTTGCGACGAAACGGCAAAGATGAATCCGAGCAATCCATATTCTGCAAGCAAGGCGGCTGCCGAGTTGTATGTGCAAGCCTACACAAACTGCTATAACCTTCCGTGCATCATCACCCGGTGCAATAATGTTTTTGGGCCAAAGCAGTACCCCGAAAAGGTTGTCCCCATTTTCATCCTACAGATGTTCAACAACAAACCCGTGACAATTCACGGAAAGGGTGACACCAAAAGGAATTTTATATATGTGGATGATGTGTGCTCTGCAATTGATTGCGTACTCGATAGGGGGGGTGTTGGGGAAGTTTACAATATAGGAACAAAATTTGAACTTTCAGTTTATGAGTTGTACCAAAAGTTGAGGAGTGTGATGGATGTGCAAGAGAATATTGCTTATGTTAAGGATCCGAGAGCACACAATGACTCGAGGTATTGCATAGACAGCTCAAAACTGAGAAAACTCGGGTGGAAAGAAAAGTCAGATTTTACAGAAAAATTAAAGGAGACTATTCATTGGTATTTTCAGAATGCGGGATGGTGGGCTTAAAAATTTGGTTTGTAATTTAAGAATGAAATTAGTAGTGTTTGACTTGGATGGTGTCCTTGTCGATTCTCGGCACCTTCACTACACTGCACTGAACAACGCTTTGGATCCTCAATTTAAAATTGGAATTGAAGAGCACCTTGCGAGGTACGATGGGGTGTCTACGAGTCGTAAGTTACAGATGTTGACAGAGGAAAAGGGTCTTTCGGTTGAGCTTCATCAGTCCATATGGGAGGCGAAACAGAAAAACACAATAAGTCTGATTCCGTCTGTCATTCATTTAGATCCAGAATTGATGAAGATACTTCTGACTCTCCGTGAACGTGGTCTCAAGGTGTATTGTGCATCCAACTCTATCCAGGAGACTATGGTGGCATTCCTGACTGCACTGGGCATTATCGACCTCTTTGACTTTTTAATTTCGAATCAAAATGTGGAAAGACCCAAGCCAGACCCTGAGATGTACCTCCGGTGTATCCTGAATGCAGGTGTCAGCCCTATGGAAACACTTGTTGTGGAGGATTCCCCAATTGGGAAAAAAGCAGCGTATATGTCGTGTTCGCATGTTTTGCCGGTGGGGTCACGCCGGGATGTCACTCTCGATGCGATAGATAAAGCTTTGATAAAGGCAATGAGCCTTAATAGAGTACGGCTCGGGACGATGGATATCCGGTGGAAGAATAACATAAATGTTGTTATTCCTATGGCTGGGAATGGGAGTCGGTTTGCGCAGGAGGGGTACATCTTGCCCAAGCCTTTGATTGATGTGCAAGGTGTACCCATGATTCAGAGGGTTGTTGAGAATCTAAATATTGATGGAAAGTACATATTTATTGTTCGACAGGAGCATCTGGACAAGTACAACTTGAAGGAACTTTTGGAGCGGATTGCGCCCGGATGTGTTATTGTGCCGACTGATGGGGTGACCGAAGGGGCGGCTTGTTCTGTTTTGTTGGCGGCGAGCTCAATTGACAACGACACCAATCTTTTGATTGCAAATTCAGATCAGTTTTTGGAGTGGGACAGCAGTGCCTTTTTGTACGAGAGTATGAATGTTGATGGGTGTATTTCTACATTTGAGCAGACTGATCCGAATGACAAAAAGTGGAGTTATGCCTCTTTGAACGAGGTTGGTTTTGTCGATCGGGTTGTCGAAAAGGAGGTGATTAGCACGCACGCAAACACTGGGATTTACTTTTGGTTGAAAGGGTCTGAGTTTGTCAAGTACGCCAAACAGATGATTGAGAAGGACATTCGGACAAACGGAGAGTACTATATCGCACCGATATACAACGAGGCGATTTCAGATGGAAAGAAAATTAAGATTCAAAATTGCAAAAAGATGTGGGGACTCGGTGTCCCGGCCGATCTATTGAAGTTTCTCAATCATTATATAATCTGAGCAGATGCCCCGAGCATTCGTCTTTTCCTCTTGAGTATATTGCGGAAGTGCATTTTCTGGCATGACACAGATTATCTTGTCTGAAATTGGTGAACCAGGGTATGCCCAGATGTACCCGTGACTTGTCAGTGTGTACTTGTCATTTTCGTGCCAAAAATAATTCAACTCTGTACTGTGAAGTTTCTCAAGAGCCTCTCTATTTTTTGCATGAATCCACAAACCTGTTGTAAACAAAAAACTATATTCTATTTCGTATTGTGGGGAGTCGTGTCCGAGCCACCATTTGTCATCCTTGAACCACACATCACATTCGCATTCAAAATCGGAAGTGAGGGCGTTTACTATGTAGTCTGGTCTGTTTTCGAGGAGGGGGAAGGACCCCATAAGGTTTCCTCGGTGAGATATGTATTTCATAATATAAAGGGGTGGTTCCTCTTTATAATAATGAAGATTCTAGTGTGTGTGATGGGTCAGATTCGGTATTCCGAGTTGACTTGGGCAAATTTCAAAAAGTATGTTTTGGAAGAGCTTGGGGCGGATTTGGCCACTTGTGGGCCTGACTCGCTGAAACTAAACGAGTACACCCGTAACTCAATTTTGAATATAGATTCAGATTTGGAGACGAGTGTGAATGCTGAGCGTATCCTTCACCACCGAAAGCGTTTTTATGAGGAGTCACCCAAAGATTATGATCAGTACATAATCACTCGATCTGACCATATGTGGTATGGACCTCACCCGAAGCTAAGCACCGACTACACTTGGTTTATGAATTCTGAATTTCATTTCGGAATTAGTGACAGACACTGGGTGATGAATAGAGAGAGCTTCCAGGAGTACTGTGAGAGTCCTCCCAATTTCAATTCAAAATGCGTAAACATAGAACAGCACTTGTTTAACCAAGTCAAGTGGGGGCCAGGGACTGCTCTAAGTCCATTTACAATGTATCTCACGGATGAGCAAGGAAAAACACGAAGACCAGATGAACTCAAGGCGTCCAGGGAGACACTCATGTGGCCATTTGCCTTTGTACACAATGAGCTCAGCGAAACAGGAATGTACTCGGGGAGAGCAGTTAAAACTTCACTTTAAAGTCAACATGTACATCGTTTTCCGGATGAGCTGAACAATTTCATCCTGAATATTTGTCAAATATGTATCCTTTGGAAGGTTGAGTGACTTGATTCGTTCGAGGAGTTTTCCGAAATATTCGCGCGCCTTTGTTGAATTTGTGATATATCTTCCATTTATTTTAATAGGATTCATTCTTCCGTATTTCCCCATGTAAGCCTCTGCATAGGTGTCAAACAAGTCTTCAATTTTCTCATAGTATTTCTGGAGTGCTTTGTGTTGTGCGTATGATGTGGTTGCGAGGTGAAAGACGTGGGCCTGATTCCTGGAATTCATAAGGAGACCAACGAATTTTGTCGCGTTGGACATTATTTATATTTACTGAGAATAATTTTACAGGGTATTTTTCGTTTGCACATTTTTTGTGCGTTTGTGACTGTTCCGAGCATTCTTTTTGTTGTGCAAGTCCATATTCCGTATTTCACCTTGTATCCTGGTTTTGCGTAGAGGAGTTTCCAGGCTGCCCCGTAAAACTTGGCTTGCTCGAATACATTTGGGTGCGGTTTTCTCTTGCACTCAATCACTCTGTATTCCCTCCCCTTGAGGAAGACCAAGTCGCCCCTGCCATACATCTCCTTCCGGGGAATCACAAGCCACTCGTACCCAACCACAGTCCACCCCTTTTCCCTATAGTAACACACACACTCCCAGTGTAAATCCTCCTCAGTGCGCTTCACGCAATTCATACTATCTGTTCCATATTTTTTTATTTTGAAATACTAATATGCACAATAAATTGAATAATCTTGTTTATGATAAAATATTTGATGGTTTGAATAACAGGAATTTATTGAGTGCGGGTATGACGAGTAGGAATATGATGATGCGTGTGAAGAGTTACTTGAAGAGGACGGGTAGACACCACAGTTTAAAGTTGTTAGAACTTGCACACAAGCTGAGTAAAAATAGAAAAGATGAAAAAAATTGGTCAAAGCGTCCAAGAAATAATAATAACAATTCAAGCACAAGTTCAGGGGCTCGTCGACTTGTGTTTTAACCTAACATATAATATAATGCGCCGAGGATATGTATGGGTCGAAAATAAAAGGGTTGAATCAATCTTAAAAAATGGTTACATGTCAGTTCGTGCACAGAGAAAGAAACATATAGTGACACTGAAGGAGCTTTATGAAAAGTATGGAAGACAGTTTATGAAGGCTAAGCAGATGTACAAGAATTGTCCTAAGAGTATTGTTGGGTACTTGCAGTGGCGTGTTGAAAGCAGTCCGGGTAAAATGAATGGGAACAAGGCTATATATTATATGTTTCGTGCAAAGGATGCCCCTAAAAAGTTTCGTGAAGGGAAGACATGTTTGAGATTAGAATGGCCGAGTGTATGGAAGATTGAAAAAATAGTTGTTCCTAAAAGTCGAGCTTCACAAGGTTTATGGCTTGCGGGCATTCCCCACGCTCTTGTTCACGCCCCTACAGGAGTTATCAAAAATGTCAGCCGCTGCACACTACGCACCCCTCTTCCATCCGGCACGCGATAGGCACAGTGACCTGTTGAGCCTTGGCTTTTGCCCGGGTACGCAAGTAGTACATCCCCGTCTTGAGTCCCTTTTTCCACCCGTAAAAATGCATACTAGTCAACTTGGATGAAGTTGGATTCTCGATGAAAATATTGAGTGACTGAGACTGATCGATATAGGCCCCGCGGTCGGCCGCCATATCGATGATGCTCTTTTGTGAAATCTCCCACACTGTCCGGTACACCTCTTTAATCTTAGGAGGAATGTCCAAGCCTTGAACAGATCCACCAGCCTTTACAATTTCATTCTTAATATCTGGATTCCATTTGTTAATCTTCTGGAGTTCCTTGACGAGGTGTTTGTTAATCATGACAAACTCTCCAGCCAGAGTTCGGCGCAAATAGATGTTTGTGGTATAAGGCTCGAAAGCCTCGTTGTTTCCCAGAATCTGAGCTGTTGAGGCTGTTGGCATGGGTGCCACCAACAGAGAGTTCCGGAGACCATACTTCATAATGTCCTCCTTCAACGAATCAAAAATAGGTTTCTTGATGCCCCACATATCAAACTGCAAAACACCCTTTGAGGCTGGAGACCCCTTAAAGGTCTCGTATGGAGCCTCCTCCTTTGCCAATTGACACGACTCCTGAAGCGCTGCAAAGTATATGGCGGTAAAGATTTGCTTGTTCAGCTCAATCGCAGCATCAGAATCAAAAGGAAGCCCGAGCATCATGAAAACATCCGCCAGACCCTGAACACCAATTGCAATTGGGCGGTGTCGAAGGTTTGACACCTTGGCAGGCTCGGTCGGATAATAATTCTTGTCGATGACCCGGTTAAGATTCCGAGTCACCACATGTGTCACCTCTTGAAGCTTATCAAAGTCGAAAACATAAGGATGTGATCCATCAGGTGCAGTCATCTTTTCATTCTCCTTGAGGAATGCAGGGAGGCTCAGAGATGCCAAGTTGCACACTGCGGTTTCATCCGGGTTTGAAACCTCCATAATTTCAGTGCACAAATTGGAGGACTTGACGATTCCTATGTTTTGCTGGTTGCTCTTTCGGTTGACCGCATCCTTGTAGCACATATAGGGAGTTCCTGTTTCCACCTGGCTCTTTAGGATTGCGTCCCATACATCCCGGGCCTTTACCTTTTTCTTGTATCGACCCTGTGCCACATATGTGTTGTAGAGCTCGTTAAACTCCTTGTCGTAGACATTCTGTAGACCAGGGGATTCGTTTGGGCACATCAAGTACCAGTCATTGTCACTCTCAACCTTCTGCATAAACAAGTCGGGAATCCAGAGGGCCGTGAAGAGGTCTCGGCACCTCATCTCCTCGTCCCCCTGGTTGAGGCGCAGTTCGAGAAACTCCATAATGTCTGCGTGCCACGGCTCGAGGTACACGGCGAAAGCCCCCTTTCTCTTTCCTCCCCCCTGGTTTACATATCTCGCCGTATTGTTGAATACTCTTAGCATAGGCACAATGCCGTCCGCGACTCCATTTGTCCCCTTGATTCGGGTCCCGTTTGCTCGGACATTAGAGCAGTGAAATCCAATTCCTCCAGACCACTTGGAGATTTGGGCACACTCCTTGACTGTGTCGTAGATACCCTCAATAGAGTCATCCTTTGTGGCTACTAGGAAGCAGCTTGACATTTGTTGGCGGTTGCTTCCGGCGTTGAACATTGTTGGCGAGGCGTGGGTGAAGAACTTTTGGGACATCAGGTCGTACGACTCCTTGACTCGGGGGTAGTCGTCCCCGTGGATAGCCAAGGCAACACGCATAAACATGTACTGCGGGGTCTCCCCGTTGTTGAGGTATCCCTTTTGGAGTGTCTTGATACCAAAGTATCCAAAGTTGTAGTCTCGCTCGTGGTGGATCCAGGTGTCAACATCCTTTGACAGATACTTCATAAAGATGTCGCTTACAAGTCCACTCGCGTAGAGAGAAATCATGGCGTCGCTGAAACACTTGAAGGTGTTTTTCTGGATGTTACTTACAGTGATGCGCATCGCCAGAGTTTCATAATCTGGGTGTTCGGTGATCATCGAGATGGCCACTTCTGAAGCCAGGTTATCAATTTCTGAAGTTGTTATTCCGTCGTACATCCCAGTGAACACCTTCTGGGCCACCTTGTCAGGCTCAATGCTTAGCTTTGTGAATTCAGGTTCAGAATTTAGTTTTAAAATTCGTTGGGTCACCTTGTCAAAGAACATCTCGACAACATTACCTGACCTCTTGACAACCTTCATTGTACTAGAACAGGGTTTTTTTTCTCTAAGCTGATAGTAACATGGCTACTCAGTTCTGGCCTAACCCACTGAGTGACGCATTTTTTTCCGAGTTTAACCGTGCAACCATTCAGAAGAACATAGTTTTAAAAATCAAAGAAAAAACAGGATACACTATTGATGCTCAGAATGACGGGGACATCCAGGCACTTATGAAGCGTGTCTATGTGAACATGTTGGCAAATCCGTATACAAATGTGCGTCAACAGGTGGAGAATATGAATAATAAAGTGGTTGAGGAGGCGACAGGAACAATCAGCACGGGTATGCTCCAGCAACTCTTGTACCTGAGAGACATCTCTAGCAACCCAGTACCACTCGCCCCACCAATCAGCACATCAACATATGGAAACAAGATCCCAAATAATTTTAAAATTGGTTTCTAAATAGTATATGAAGGCTCTGGATGACATCTTGTTTGGATTTCTCATATTTTTTGCACTTGATCGTGTAATTCGGTTGGTGAGTAATGCGGTGGTGGAGCCTTGGGCGTTGAGGAGGTCGGGGAATCCGGAGCGTGCGGAGATTTGGAAGTTGTTTTCCGAGTTTGTTATGTTGATGGCTTCACTCGTGGTGGTGTACAGGTTCCGCAAGCAGCTTCACGGGTTTGACACGTCTTAAAAAGAGGTGAACCTATGTAGGTATGATGAATAAGTTTAAAGACGAGACGGCGTCACTGTGCAAGTCAAAGGGGTGGGACAAAGCTCCAATCAGTATTGTTTGGATGTTGTTGAATGAAGAAATGGGGGAGCTCGCCTCGAGTATTCGCCAGGCCCATCGAATCTATCGAAAGACGGGACTGAGGAAGGACAGAGGAACAGATGTTGTAATGGAGATGGGTGATGTGTTTAGCTATCTTTTCCAACTCGCCTATATGTTGAACATTGACATGGATGAAATGTGGGAACTCCACAGACAAAAGGTCCAGACCAAATTCTACAAGGAAAATAATAATATCGATGTTTATTAAATGGCGAGCGTCGCTCGACTTAATGACGATACCCAAATAAATAAATTTAATATCACAACTTGGACTGGTGACTATGGTATCAATCACGATGGTTTTCCCAAAAACATGTATATTGACGGGTCTTATGTGACGCAGATGGATGAGACTCCTACAGAGTACCCCGCAATCATCGACGAGGACGATGTCAACCACTTTGATCCCCAGCGCCTGAACATGTCAGGACCTATGTACCTCAAAGAGGCGAGTGTAAATCCCGCCCCATACAGAATGTATCCCGCACGCAAGTACGAATACGACGATGGAGTCGTCACTTGGGACAGACCCGGACGACCAAGAATAGTCAAGGAAAAAGACGAGTTTGAAAACAAAACAATTAAAATTATTCTTGGTATTATTATATTATTACTTATTTTCAGGCGTTTTGGTTTGAAAAAGATTATCAAGTAATTTTTATTATTTTTGGTGCTACAACCTTTACAAGTTTTGATTCAAGATTTGCGATGAGTAATTTTTTACGGTCACTCAATTGTGGGCACGCGTGTGTCTCCAACTGAATGCATCCACTACACAATGTCGCATTGCATTCCTTGCAGTTCAGAATCGCCATCCCCTTCCTGCAGCATGCGCACTTCATCTACTATTTCACAAACAGGATCTTTTTGCTCTAAGCGTGGTTCCTCGTCCACAATTTCACAAGTGAATCCAATCTTTCTTCCCTCGATGACCCTGTCCCAAAACTCCTTCATTATTGGCAAGTTTTTTGAAAACCACGCTCGGTCTCGTTTTACATTTGTGACTACAAACTCTTCGTGTGCGTCTCCTTCGGCCGGCCTGTACTGGATAAAGTCACATTCGTCTAGGTCTAGAATTTCCATGTTCAATTGGATTTGTGCGATGTAGTGCTTTGGTATTTTGTCTTCAATCTTGCGGGTCAGAGGGCACTTGATTTCGATGAGTCTTCCGCACTCTGTGATTCCATCTGCTGACCCTCCGAGCCAGGGGTGGACTGGGTGTTGCACGAGTCCAATTTCATGGCTTTTTTTGTTGTACCTTGCGTCATATATGTCTCTTGCAATCGGTTCGAGGATGGTTCCTCTTTCGGTGGCTGCATTTCCTGCGAATTTTCGTCCTCCGACTTTTTTCACAAAGAGTCCATTTTGTGATTCATAGGGATTATCTCCTATTGCTGTCGCGGCGTCACTTGCTGTCAGCATCGTCTCTCTCAGTGCCAGCCATTCGGGGCTTCTTTGTTCGAAGTAGGTCGCCTTCAGCAGTTTTTCTATTCTTGGGTCCATTGACGGGGATCTCCTTGTTCTTAAATCGTGGGTCCGTCTTAAGTACAATTTGGGCTGAATTTTGCTCAGCCTCCTTTTTTGTTGTCGCAAAGCCACACCCGCACTCGAGGCCATCCACCACAACTTGGATGCAAAATGTTCCGTTATTATGACTCAACACATTATATTCGGGCAGGGGCATTTTCAGCACTTGGCACCACCTCATCAGCTGGTCTTTGTAGTTGTCATCCTCGAGTGAGGTTTCAACGCGCGAAAACACTTCGAGCACAAAGTTTTTGGCGTGAACCATCCCGAGGTCGAGATAAATAGCGCCGACGAGAGCCTCAAACACATCCTCCATGATATTGTCGTTTGTGACCCATCCGTTGCGCTCCCCCTTTTCATCCATCAAGACAAGGGACTGAAGACCAAGATATTTAGCAATTTCGCACAATGTTTTTCCTCTGACCATTTTTGTTCTGGCTTTTGTGAGGAATCCCTCCTGTTTTTCTTCGTAGAGGTCGAAAAGGTATTTTGTGATGATAAATCCGAGGACGCTATCTCCCATAAATTCGAGGGTTTCGTATGATCCGGTGAGACCAGAGTATCGCTTCAGCGCACTTTTGTGAGTGAAAGCACGCTGATACAATGCAAGGTCTTTTATTTTAGTTCCTACAAGTGTGTTTACTCTCTCCCTCGACAGTTCGGGTGTAGGGACAAGTTCCATACAATTACATTACTATTTTAGTTTTAAGTAACTACGCAGTCTAGGCAGATGCGGCCACCTTGGGTTTCTTGGCCACCTTTGGGCGCTCTGGCTTGGGCTCGGTGGATGCTGGGGCTGGCTCCTCAGTCGCCTTGCGCTTCACCTCCTTGGGCTCCTTGACAAAGTGTGGGTTGATGTACTTCTGGATGTTCAAGAAGGTGATTTGGGTGTCTGCCGGTGGGTTCAGCAGGGTCTTCAGAGTGTCATCCAGAGTGATCATCTGTCCATTCTTCAGCTTGTGCTCCTCCAGGTACAGATTCATACGCTTGGTAACATCTGCCCGAGAAATGCGATCTTCGGGGCCCAGCTTCAGAAAAGCACGCAGCTCGGGGGAGATTTGGAGGGGCTTCTTGAAACCGTTATTCTCGGAACGGGCCTTTGCCTTCTCGCCAGTTGGGTCCTCAATGTGAGCCTTGATCTTACGCAGGTCCTTGCGAATAGCCTTCAGCTCCTTGTCCAGGGTCTCGAGGGTAACAGTGGTGGTGGCCATCTCTACTGTACCTAAGACCTAGGTCTTTAAGCCGATGTAGAGGGCGAAAACTAGTATCATGACCAAACTTACAGCAAGTTTCAAGGCAACCTCTTTAACCTTGACTTGACCGTCGTCCACAGGTTTGAAAGGGGACTCTGTCTTTTGGGATGGGTCTCCGCTTGTTGGTAAGTTTACATTGAAACCAGCGGGCAGAGTTCCTCCGAAAGTTTGGCGAAACTCCACATCCATTCGAGGTTGGTGCCCTGGTTTTGTTCCGCAGTTTGGCAAACAGCACCCCTGATCACAGGGGTACACAAGTCCATTATCTCTTGAAACATATCCGCAAATTGGATTCGATGGATCCATAGGGTCCGAGAGACATCCACAACCTTTAGTTATAAACTTGACACTACAGTCTGCGCTCATCTGATATAAAGAAACAAAATTTATAAAGTATAGAATGGAGTACGCAACCCCTCAGAAGCTTCCAGACGGTCGTTACTTTTTGAAGATTACAGGTCAGCGTAAGCAGTTTAATGATGTGACACTCCAGGATGACCTGACAACCAAGAATCTGAATTTGAAGATTAATGATGACCAAGTGGTTTTTTTCAAGGGTATTGATGAGGAGGTTTTGACTCAGGCGAAGCAGTCTAAAGTGGAGTGGTTCGGCAAGGAGCTTTCGGACGAGACTATTCAGAATGCGTACCAGGAGAGTATCACAGACGGTGTTGTCGGTGCTTCCCTGGCGACTGTGAAGGGTGATTTTATTACGAGAGCGTTTGATCGTCAGCGCAATCCAATTGAGCTTGGCACTGTGAAGAAGGATACCCAGTGCGATATTGTGCTCGAGTTGTCAGGCCTGTGGTTCCTGAAAAAGTCATTTGGTCCAATTTGGCGTGTCCTCCAAGTTCGTGTGAGGGGGGCACCCAAGGCGCCCGAGTTTGCAAAGGAGTACCTGTTCGAGGATGATCCAGCAGACGATGACCCAGCAGATTATTTGGACTAGACCAAAGGTCTTGAAAAAATATCGCCATTTAATATAAATGGACCGCAAGAATCTTGTCATCCTGCTTCTGGCGGCGGTGGTTCTTTTTCTGATATTGTCTCCTCGCGCAAGTGGGTACGGTGTGGGTTCAACCTCTATCCCCGGTGGATTTAGTTTAGGAAACACTCTGTACCAGGGTAGCGGGGCTGTTGGAGTGACTGGCGGTTCAAATTCAGAGGGCAGCGGCACACAGTCCACCCAGGGCAACCAGAGTCTGGGGGAGATGAACGCATTTATTGACCCATCGTACAGCGGCGCCGACTCTGTGTCCGCAGCAAGCCTGATTCCCCGCGAGGTGGTTCAGACCGAGGACTTTGGTCAGTTCAGCCCAGACAAGATTCTGACCAACCAGAACTACCTTGACCCCCGCAGCCAGATTGGTTACCCAGAGACCATCGGCGGTGTGCTCCGCAACGCCAACCGCGACTTCCGCTCCGAGCCAATCAACCCCCGCGACCCAGTGTCCATCTTCAACCTCAGCACAATCCCCCCTGATACCATGAGACCCAAGTTTGAGATTGGCGCAGCCTATTAAAAGTCGCGTGTTAACTAATTAAAAAATAGAATTAAAAACAATATATGGCGACTGACGACCGATTCAAGCAGGCGATGACTGAATGGGTTGGAATAAAGAGCCAACTTGCATCAGTTCGCAAAGATCTTACCGTGCTCAACAAGCGCGAAAAGGAACTTCGCGAATTTGTTACTGTCCAGATGATAAACCTGGAGATTGACGCCGTAAAGGTGAAGGAAAAGATTAAAGTGAATTTAAAAACAAAAAACATCAGAGGGAGCATCACCAAGGATGTCATTCTGTCTGGCCTCAAAAACTACTTTCACGGGGACGAGGAAAAGGCTGCCGAGGCTTTCAAGGCTATCCAGGAGGCTGCCCCGATGAAAAAGAAAAGCACCGTCAGCATCTCAGGGCTCAAGGACCTGACGGCTTAAGGACTTTGACACCTGAATAGAAAAAGAAGTCACCTGGACTTTACAAGATGGGTGTGAATGATGAGTACTCTCGTGACGCATACGACTACGAGCTCGCATACGACTCGGACGAGTCTGTCGACTCCCCTGACCCACTCCATCCAGAAGACTGGCAAGACTGGTACTCTGAACAACTTCTGGATGCATGGATGTCCATCAGAGAACACGCAGACAACAACTATATCGAGTTACCAGTCAACTATCCCCAGTTTGTCGAATTTATCATGAATAGCTCAGACTACTACACAGAGGAGGCGCCAAGCCCTCTCACTCTAGTTATGTGGGAAGCAATCAAGAATATACAGGTTATCCAAGAAAACACAAAGTTTGAGAACTTTTCAGCATGGATGAATGAATTTTTATATATATTAGTTAATAATGATTGACATCACTGGACAAAAAGTTATCGTCCCAGCTATCCTTTTTGCTGCACTCAGTCTCCCTTATTTCAAATTCAAAGATGAAAAAGTGACTGTGTTTATACATGCAGTTGTACTTGGTCTACTCTACTTTTTCATTTCTAAATTTATAAATAAAATCACAATAACAAAGGCTGACTTGGCTGTCCCTGTAATTTTGTTTTTGATTTTGTCACCAGGTGTACTCTTTACACTCCCCCCTCACGGTGACTTGCCAGTGGTTGTCGTTATTCACACATTCATTTTTGCAATTATTTTCGCCACACTTCGATCTGTGTTTCCCCAGTATTATTAAATTAAAATATGAAATTAGATGAAAAACCTCGCCATAGGTCCGGGTGCTATGGGTCTTTTTGTGTTTATGGGGTCTCTCCACAAACTCCACGAATCTGGTCATTTAGAAGATTTAGAAGAAATTTCAGGGGCGAGCGCAGGCAGTCTCTTGGGTTTATTCTATTTACTTGCAAAAAGGGACATTATAAAAGTCCTGGACTATTCCTTGAAAACCCCAATAAAACAAATTATGAAGCCAAATATAAAGAGTTTTTTCAGGGATTTTGGTGCTGTTCCTGTGTCAAAGGTTCGGAAGGTCTTGTCCGAAGCCTGTTTTGAATTTACATCTAAAAATGAAATTACCTTTGAGGAACTGTATAGGTTGTGTCCCATCAAGCTTCACATAGCAGCTTTTTGTGTGGATTTGAAGCGTACAGATTATTTTAGTGTTGACAAGACACCCACGATGAGTGTCCTTGACGCAGTCTGTATGTCGATTGCTGTTCCTTTTTTGTTTTCTGTTTCTAAATTCAACGGGTGGCACTATGTGGATGGTGGTGTCGCCGAAGCCCTCCCCTGTGCCCCATTCATGGGGAAACCAAAGGAGGACATCCTCGCACTTGAACTCGAATTTTTAAACAAAAAACAAGATATAAAAGACATTAAACAGTACGGACTCGAGGTGATGTACACTATACTCCACATGAGGTCTAGATATGAAGTTCCAATTTTAAACATAAATATGGGTGACACAAATATGTTTGACTTTACGATGAATAGTGAGATGAAAATTCGTTTGTTTATGATGGGTCAGAGTCAAGCTGGAAAATTTTCTTATACAAATTAAAAGTAAGATGCGTGCAACTCTGCGTTCTGGGTACACACAGAATCGTAAGCGCAAGGTGATTACCGTTCACCGCGATGGAAAGACTATTCGGTATGTGCGTTCAGCTGGCAAGACCTATGTCAAGCCCACTCCCCTCAAGGATGTGGGTGCAGCAGGAAAGGGTCCAAAGCTGATTGGCCCCTTGAAGCACGGGATGCTGACCAAGTTCCACTACCACCCAGTCGAGGGTCCTGAATTTAGAAGAAAGGCCCTCACCCGGGCAATCAAGAAAGGCGGGGAGAATCCACTCGCAGTGATGCGAAGACTCATAGCAGTAAGCACATTCACCAAGAGAACACTCCCAAGAGCTTCAAAAATATACAGACAAGACTTTGAATGGGTCAGAAGAATGTTCTTCAAGCCAAAGAAAACAATGAAACAAGATCACGAGCACATGACTGCAATTAAGAAGATGATGTAAATTTACATTCCCATCTTTTTAAATATAGCGGCATTCATAGCTTTATTGTGAGTCACACCCATCTTTCGGGCATTAAAATACGCATTCCGCACTCTCGAGTTGTTTTCCCTCATAATAATTGATTGAAGTTCACTCTGCTGACGACCAGTCAACCCAGTTATAACAATCATAGCATCCCTGTGTGTAAAATGTTTCTTGCGCAAGACGTGATAAATCATAGCCTTTTCCAAGCTTGTCGTCACATGGGAAACATTCACTGCATTTATATGTGAAATTCCACACCGCTGGAGAAAGTTGGCAACTCCGGCACGCTTAATGTTGTTACTTCTATTCATCTTTACTTAAAACATAGAAAATAGGTGAGAGTAATGGCGGATGATGTCCGCAGTATTTCTCAGAGTATCTGGTCCGCACTAGGCCCTGGATACTCTGAGCGAGTGTACCACAACGCATTTGAGGTTGAACTCCGGAAGAGAAACATACCTTACGAGACTGAACGAATTATACCTGTAAATTACGAAGGATACAATGTGGGGAATGTTCGGTCAGACCTCATTATTGACCACAAAATTGTGATTGAAATCAAGGCGGTCTCAAGGATGACTGAACAATTTAGAATTCAAATTCAAAAATACATGGAGCTCACCAAGTGCAAGGAGGGGTACTTGATTAATTTTCCAACAGACAAGTCAATTGTGGATATTCAGTATATTAGTTAAACCGTTTTCCAAAATTCCCATTTAAGTTCTTCGCAAATTTTCTTCCATATTTCGTCTTGTGCGTATAATTTTTCTTTTGATTTGAGGAGTGGAAAGCAGGGCAGGTAGTCGTCTTCGCCAAGGAGTTCGCAAAACTTGTAAAGTACATATGAGTATGACAAAAAGTTTTTTCTCTTTTCCGGTTTGTGTTTTTCAAAAGGTTTTTGAATTTGGCGGAACATGAGTCTAAGTTTGTCTTCGAGCGGCTGGAGCATTGTCGGCGGCTGAATCCCATTCAAAATTGTGGTTATGTATGGGACGTGCTCATAGTACTTGGACTTGTCGAGCTTCTTGAGGAGCGTCTTGACCTTTTCGTGTGTAATTTCAGACAGATCCTTAACCTTCTGTTTCTTAAATTCGTTTCTTAAAAGAGAAATTACCTCCTCGGGCACATTTGTGGATTCTTTTGCTTGGAATTGTGACACCCACTCGTTAAAATGGTTTTCCCTTTTGTACGAGTACACAATGTTCTTTTCCATCTCCTGTTCCTCCTTGAATCCAACCTCCTCCCCAAGATAGTACTCTGTGAATCCACACTCCTTACAGATCCTGTCACTCGTAATCTCATCAAGCATAAAAGAGTATTCGCTTTTACAATTTTTACAAGGTAAGAGTTCGGGGTCTGAATTTTTAATGTCTGAATCGTGCTCATCTTCAACTTCAGTCATGTACCGTTTGAAAATATCCTTCCTCCGCACACCCTTTTTTGAAGTCATTTTCAAACCAAGTACAGTCTTCGTTTGGACAGCAGGAGTCTCCGTATCAATCTGGGAATATTCACGCAATATTGGAACTGTATCCAACAAATACGCATACAACTCCTCCTCATTTTTACAAGACTTTACTTTTTCAGCATATCTCGCCTCCATAGCAATTAAAAACAATTTTTTTTTATTTAACTCTCATTGTCGTCAATTTTAGCAGCCAAATAAAACTTCAAGTCCCCCAAGTTCGCAATTGTATATCTGAAAATAATTGGCATTTCTGGTGATTGTGAGTTTTGCATAATTTGCACGCTTGAGCACATGCTTGTTGCTCTTGTGTACATATTGATATACTTGAGGCTGTATGAGTTTCCGACTCTTGAAGTAGATTCTGGGTATTCTATTTTTGTAATCTGGTCTGCAAAGTCCCCCATGCAGCTTAGTTCGAGAATGTTTCCATCTCTTATAATATTCATATCCGAGGATAGGTTCCCCATGTCCCTCGCAATCTTTTGGAAATCCACGGAGGGCAGGGTGGTGATGACATCCATCTCGATATCAGGAACCTCCAACTCATCCTCGTTTATATCCAACAACTTCAACTTGAAAGCTGTAAATGACTTTTTAGACGAATTTTCAATTTTAATTTGCATGTAGTCTCGGCCCTCGATGTCAATTGTGAGTGTGTCTTGGGAAGTGACCGACTTGAGCAGCTTGAACATATTAGCCATATTCATCCCCGCAATGATTTTACCAGCACAATCATACTCTTCGAAGTTCTCAGCCGCGAGGTGCATATGCACGAGAGTCACGTGAGCAGTATCAATGGTGAGAATTCGTATACCCTCATCTGAAAAATATACATTCACATCATTGATAATATCTTTTAAAACTTCAAAAACAGCTTTAAAAGCGGAAGCTTGTATTGTTTTAAGGTGCATATGAAATATGTGCAACATGACTTTAAGTTATTTCATTGCACTTCTTTTTTGGTATGCAGTTGAAGGGTTTTCGTTTATTCGTGCTTCGAGTTCAGGTGTCAGGTGGGGTTGAAGGCTCGTCCCGTATCTTTCAAGGTTGAACACAGTATCAGACGTGTCTGAGCCGTCTAAATTGAAAACAAAATTAGAATTGTCAAAAAATTCTACATCGGAAGGTACCATGGATTCGAGCCAGGCTTTGACTTCAGACCCCACCATCATTTTTCCTTCGTTTGTGACGAGTGTTGGTACTCTTGTAATTTTTTTTGACGGGACTCCCTGGTCTATTATGTTCCAAAATCTTATAATTGGTTGGAGAGCTGGTTCCCTTTCAATGTATTTCAGTACATCTTGACAGTATTGGCACCTGTCTGAGTAGACGAGGAGTGCCATCTAATATTATGGAGTGAAGTTTCTACTGGAGGTTAGCGCGCATTTCTTTTCGCGCCTACAGTATATGGAGAGCTTGATATGGGTCTTACTTGTCGTGGCTCTCTTTTTCTTATTTTTCTGGAAACCCCAAGAGACATATGATGTGGCATCTGACCAAAAGCAGGGGGTGTCTCCTGACATTATCCAGGCAATCATAGAGGCTGTCCAGAAACAAAGCCCAGATGAAGTCCCCCTCGAGACACTCTTCATAAACATGACTGGCCCAGACACATTCTCGACCAGATTTATGTTCTTCAACACCCAAGGCTACTTTGGCACTCAGTATGATGTGCAGGCCCGTGT